AAAAAAAAAACCACCCCCAACAAAAAAGGGGGGGGGGGATAATCTTCTTTGAACAATGCTATAAAGAAAGGAGGTATATCCGTCGTGAACAAAGATAAGCAAAACAGAAAAAAATCTAAACAAGAGAATCGTGCCAAACGATTAGAATCCTTCTATACTCATCTTGCTCAAACTTTGGAAACAACTTCAAAGCAACTAGTATGGATATTTTCTATCAATGGTATTCTATGGATTTGGTGTTCTTATATTCTAGCATTTATGAAACGGGATACCATTGCTGAACAGTTATCCAGTAATGTGTGTACAGTTATTATTGGACAATTGGGATTTTATCTAATATCCAAAACTGTTGAGAATGTATTCCGCTATAATGATATATTTAGTAAACGAAAATTAAAACTGTCTAAAGATGAAGTAGACATTCTTAAACAATCAAGTTCATCTAGTGATGAAACGGTAGTGCCCGAAACACCAGTTTCATCAGATGATACTATATATACATCTATGGAGGAGGAATTTACAAATGAACGATCCTATGATTCAGACACAGCAGAATACGTCGACCCAAACTGTCTCGACTGAGTCAACCAAGAAGACGGTTGATCTCAAGGCAAAATTCACTTCACGCAAGTTCATCATGTCTCTGGTGGGTGTCCTGGTAGGTATTCTGGGTATTATTGGTTGCAATGATAACACGATTGCAGTCTGTGCATTCATTGCCCTGGAAATCTTGTCCATTGTTGGATACATCCTTGTTGAGGGCAGAGTGGATGCTTCCAGCGTTAAGATGAGTGGTGAAGCTATGGCGACAATCTTGGAGTTGATCAATCAGCTGAAAGCTGGTAATAAAGAGATCGAGATTCCTGGTGAGGATCAGTCCGTTTCGGATGATCTGCTACCTAAGCTGAACGAGTGAAAAATGGGGGGGGGGAAAACCCCCCCCCCCCTTTTTTTTTTTTTTTTTTCACTATCCCCAACCCACCCCTCCCCCCTTCCCCTTCTTTGTGTAACATTATAGTACACTTCGCATGTTGTACAATCGCTATTATAGGCCAAAGTGAATTGCAGTGCTCCGCTATTCACCAACATTCTAGCGATCTTATCGATCAGCCCATACTGAACCATATAGTTGTACAAATGCCGATATTTACTATTGATATCAGGCATAGTTCGAAGAACTGCTGTTGTAGCATCATCGACAATCGTACGACCGCTGATCACAACAAACCGTTCATTATCAGAATCCTGATATTCATGTGTGGTGACGGCTGTAGATCCAGGGAATGCCAAAGACCGATTAAATCCGTAAACAGCATCGCTGTGAAGTGCCTTAGAAAGGGTTTCCTGAACGGTTTTGTAGTATTCTTCAGTTTTTTCCATTGCTGCTTGAATCTGATCCTGTTTGAGCATTAACTCATCATTGATCTTTTTCTGTTCAAGAATCGATGTTGCATCAGCTTCGTCGAACTTAGCTTGAAGTTCAATGAGAGCCTCAGACAAATCTTTATACTCTGATCTCGCATGGTCATATGCTGACCGGTAATATTCATTTGAGTTCATCAGAGCTTTATACTGATCTTGTGTTAAAAAGATCAGACCTATCTTCTTACCAAGCCAAATTAAAAAGCGTTTAATCATTTTTCATCTCTCCATTCTTTTTCGTATACAGGGTAAGGGTACCCTCAAGCAGATATTGAGAGTACCCTAATCCGTTAGCAAAGGAGACACAATACTCGCCTATCCAACACAAGGGGTGCGCAGATTTTCCCGAGCCATATTGGCCGAATACTAAATGAGGTATGAATGACAACAGGTACACAGGAACTAGACGACAGAACCTAGTTCCTGTGATATCAATAGCAGTAACCTCATTGCTAAGATTATATGCATGTATGCGCTAATATAAAAAGATAATACCCCGGGATTTTTCCCGGGGGATTTCCTATATGTCAAAACACACTCATAATGCTTTGCAGTATATCTGCAAGCAACTGCGATGGAGCTGGAAAATTCATATCATATGTCATTATATCATGATCGTTTTGCTCATAAGCTAACCGACCAATTGGAATCCCGCGGTCCATGATAATTATAACATATTTCCCAAGATACAAATCTCCCACTTGATGTTGCATATACTCTATACGAATCGTAAACGTATCAAACGTCTTACTTTCTGTACCTGAACGTTTGCATTGTTCACTGATATCGCATATATTAAGTATACTATCAACGCGGTGCGCTACATCATCGATCGAAATTGAAACTGACGAAAACTGCATATAATCCATTAAAATACGAATGATATAAACCATCGTTTTGCCAGCATCATATAGCTTGGATTCTGCTAGCGTAATAGTATGTGCGTCACTCGCCAAAAATCTCGTATGACTGATTTTATCATGTAGATAAGCACAATCTTTACTCGATAATGCGCTAATGAATGGATTTGATGTCATATCGACACTGAAACATGGCATCTATATCACAACTCCGATGTAATGCGATATTACCGCTTTTTGGACCCCCTATAATTGGAGCAACTCTTGTTGCCACAAGGAGATACACGTCCACAAAGCTGTTCACAGCTGTAGGTAACCTGGCGTGAGTTCTGGGATCTTCTAGGTCGATTCACAGCCTCCTTAAACTCTTCGTATCCATTGTTCATAGTAGCTCTTACGGTAGGATTCATACGTTATATCTCCTTATCACAGTTATTAAAGGTTGCCAACATGCAGCAGACCAATATATAACTGTTTTCTGGAGATAAAAATATACAATCAATTTACATATTTAATCAGATCATCCAAACTCAATTTGTAGAATCGAGCTCGAGAGTCATGCTTCGTTTTAAGAGCCATATTCATTGTTGCACCAGACATAATACTCATAGTCAGACCAACATTATGAACACCAACTCGATAAAAACGATCACCGACGCATACGTTACAGTAATTGGGATCTTTTGCATGACAATGCAGAGGTGATCTCATTTTACAAAGCTTGCCTTTATACTTTTCAATCGTATCAGGATCGAGCATAACAAGCTTATTTCCATCCTTGATATACCGATACAGATGTCGAGAGGTAACCACGACATTGTAGTATTCTTCAGAGCCACAATCAGATCCTTTTGGGAGCAGAGAAATACGTTGTCCAAGAACATTATATTTCTTACTCATATAACCAGAGTCCTGTGTTGCAACGCCGCTATTGAACGATGAGTTAACAACAGCATTTGCAATTTTCGGAATATCATCTTTTGAAATTCCGTCATTATAATTAGAAGTTACAATCTTATATCCAGTAGGAGATTCACCAGTCGGATCAACTACTGCACCTTTCATAACAAACATGGTTCTCATGTTATTATAAGGATCGATAGCACCAGACTGGAAAAATGACAATGATGGATCATTGGTATCATTCATAACCCTAAGAGCTTCTGAAGTTACCTTATCCTCAATCATAGCAGAAACTTTCGGGTCATTTGCTTCAATACCCTCTTTATTTTCTTCGAGAAGTTTCTTTCTCAAAGCTGCGGCAGATGGAGGAAGATTAATGATCGTAGAAGAAATTGAAGGATTGATAAGATGTGCAAGAGGGCCACCTAACAGGTACTGACATCGATCAATATACTCTGCAACTTGCTCAGGTGTCAAATCTCTGGCCATTAAGGCTTCTGCCACTTGTGTTTCGATCTTCTCCCAAGCACTCTTATCAAACACATGATTCTGATAGCCAAACACTTTGAGAGGTTCCAAAAGAAACTTGTTTACCATATAGATACCAACAGTCGTTACTGAATGCGGTTTAACGAATGGAGACTGCTCAGGTCCGATCTCAATGATATCATCGGTATGAAACTTCTCTGGTTGATCTTTGTGTTTTGCAAACAGATCAGCAAATTGGATTGCAGTGGGGTTATGCATATCGCCGAGAGTTGCAAACAGTTCATCTTGCAATTTTGTATTGCGAATGTCACGAGGCATGGATTCTCACCATCCCTTCTTACTGAATAAACAGCCGATAGATGAACGTGATCGTAGATTCAGAATCCTTAAGTTCCTGATTCTCCATATTCATAGTAGTCATGCCGCGAACATTGTAAAACTCTTCCGCTTCTTCATCTTCGGTTTGACCAGGATAACCGGTAACCAAACCAACTGAGTTAATCAGAGAGCGGAGAGTAGACCCATAGTTGATCTTAAAATATTCACGAATATCCCGCTCATCAATAACAGCACGATATTTCGTAAACACTTTGACGAACTTATTATTCGGCATTGTATCAACGTCAACAGGAACAGTTGTACCATCCTCAAACATGACGTTGATCTCACGCTCAATATCGAACTTCTTGCCGTAGTAATATGCGTAATCGCCCTTGACAACACGCATAAAATATTTGGCACGATCAGTATCCTTCAGATCCTGATCAACAGGAACAACGCGGAACGGAATAGGACCAGGAACATGTCTGGCAGCACGGTTCACCTTAAACACGGAGTTATACGTATCTCCAGCACCATTGTTACCGACCATGATTCCTGCAATCTTCTCTCGAGAAATCGTCTTCTGTGTAACCTCAATCTGGTCATTCCCATGAACACCGAGCTCGAGATCAAGAGGAACTGTTTTAAAGGTGGATCGCATATCATTGGCCTTCTCGGAAAGGAATACTGCTCCTGTCACCAGAAGGTCATTATGCCTATGAAGGTTTCTTGTAAAAACCACTTTTCCATTTGAACGAGATTCATAGATAACCTGAACGTCGCCGATGATATCAGAATGATCGCTATGATAAGATCGACCATTGACATCCAGCTCTTCCAGGACATGTGCCCGTTCATTGCTATTAACCTGCAACATGTCTTTAGCCTCCTTAAGTATTATAGTAGGGCTTATCCATAATATAGACCGTATCATCAACCACGATCGTTTTATGGACAGCAATATCATCTTCGACGTATATGGTATCGTCTATACCGCATGTTTTGTGAACTACTTTCTGATCGATAATACGAATCGGTTCAGAATCACCCACATTAAAGAAAACGTTAATAGACTCCAATTGAACAGAAGATGCTTTGAATACATTGATTGCCATCCGGAGATACTTTTCAATCAAAGCACCATAGGTACTTGGTGTATTCAAAAACAGATATTTCAATTCGTCTGTAGAGAATAAATCTTCCAGCTTTTCAAGAACATAAATCAGCATCTTGTCAAGCTCATTGGAATCTTTATCCATATCAATGGAATCTAACTTAGCAGCCAAGTGTGGATCAATGTCTTCCAGCATATCCATATAAGTAACTGCTGCAGTACCATCCATCTTTCGGAAATCTTCTTGTTCCATATAGGAAATATAAAGACATTCCTTTGCATTGGACAGTGCAATATACCGACGGATATCATTCGTCTGATTCATTTCTTTAACGATTGCATTATACAGCTCACGGTTATACACATAGATATCGATCATCTGATGATCGGTGACGGTCCCAACCGGAAATTGTAGTGCCGGAGGAGAGTCATAATCAGGAATCAGAGGTTCGTTTACGTCAATCTGATGCTCATAGGAGTTAACGATTTTATCAATTTCTTCACGAACATCAGAACTGTTGAATCTTAAAATCTCAGCAATGTTTTCTGCTTCATATACAATATTACCGTCGAAGTTTGACCGTTTGGCCAGTCCAGCTAAAAGGAAGACGATCATCGTATACAAATTAGAAACACCGTTTTGTGCATACATATTTGTGCACTGAATCTTCATCTCATTATCTCGCGAATGAAGCAAGAGATTAAGGAAGTAGCACACTTCGAAAGTCAATGCCGACAGATCATATGCAGCCTCGATGTCAATATATTTTGTCATCATAAGGTTAAAATCCTCATTCATCATGGAATGTCGTTCATCCTCAGTGAGCTGCCATAGATAGTCATTATTGACAACAGTTTCGTACTCTGTAATATCTTCAGGGGTATAGCTGATATCATGTTCAGAAATCGCAGCTTTAACGAAATTTAATTCGTAATCCTGATCAACATCTCCAGAGAATACGATGTTTCCATCAGCATCTTTCGGCTGATGTTTCATCAGATAATATCGCTTAGCGATAAAATTATCCATCGAGAAGATTTTACAAATATCAACGAGAACACCATCGGTTCCCTTGACCATCAGAATTGCATCCATTGCCAATACCAATCTCCGTTTAAATGTAAACGGGAAGTTTTGGAAATACTGCAGTAAACCATAGGATTCCAGAATAGCATCCAGGATTTCCTCAAAGTTCAAATATGACGCTTCATCCGGAACTAGCGTATTACGGACTGCCAACGTCAGCATAAGTACGCCGATAATTGGGTCATAAAGTTCTTTATTAGTGAACAATGATCGATTATAGATCGTACCAGTGATGTAACGTCGAGCTTTATAGTATTCCTTTTCGAACATTTTCTGAGTTAATGCGTTTGACGGAACACCAAGGCGGAGAATCTCAAATGGTTTTGCTAATCTGGCATCAAGAATAGGGATCGTATGGATCCCTAAATAATCCAAATATTCAGCATCCGGATTCTCATCTTTCAAACGTGCTAAATCACCGCTACTTTCCAAATGAGCAATCTGTTCTGGTGACATTTCATGGATAGGAATGTCCTCGGGAATACCATTAATGCCATGGACATAAATCCAGTGATGGTCGTTTAACTTAGGCAAACCTGCTAGCATTCGATAGTATTCATTTTTCTCTTCATAGGTTTCCACGACCCGTTTAGATTGATCGTTGACAATCTGTTCTCTGTATTCTTGTGGAATCAGATTAGGGTCGTAATAGCATCGTGAGACGGAAATGGGATCCAGGTATTTTTCCAGGATATCCACATCAAATTTTTGAAAGTTATAAAAGCATCTGCTTCCATTTAAGCATGCGTAGTATAACTCAAATGCTTTTACGGATTCTACCGTTTCAGCTTCTTTCGCTAAATCGTTTCGTTTTACGACAATCCGGCTAAGCATTAACAAAATATCGTTATACAACGTTTTCAAAAATTCATAAGTCACGCAATGCACACCACCTTTCTGATATAAAATAGGCAGTCCTCTTAGCTTATACGAATGTTCACCGTATATAAAATCGGTAAACAGAAATCCCCCCCCCCCCCCCCCCCCCCGGGGGGCCCCCCGGCAAGGGAGGGAAAAAAAAGACAAACA